ACCAGTCAATCCGGTTCCGCCTGTCAATGAGCCGAAAACGCCACCAGCGAGCAAGATGGAATTGTTTGTGTCGAAGAAAAGGACGAAGTTTCACGTCACCACAAAGGCCGGTGAAGAAGTCGAAATCGACGGTATCGACAAGACCGGCTATGCGACTGAGGCGGACGCCTGGTCCGCAATCACTGCTTACAATCTTAGCTGACAAAAAGCCGGCTATAGCGTAACATCGGCCCGCTGGCGTATCGCTCGCGGGCTTTTCTTTCACAGGGGTTTCACGACATGGCGACTTATACAGGTGCGGACGTTGCCGGTTTCACGGCTTATCATGAGGAACGCGGCCGAACGGTGCCGGGAACTTGGGACGATGCTAAAATCAACGCGTCTCTGTTGGTCGCGTCCGAATGGATTGATGACACTTATGGTTCGTCATTTATTGGCGAGAAAGTTGGCGGTTTCTTGCAGGAACGCGAATGGCCGCGCGTCAACGCAGTTGTTCCCGATCCGCGATATATTTACGTTATTCCGACAGATGAAATTCCCGAAAAGGTTATTCACGCCGTCTATGAAGCTACGTTTCGAGACGCGACCACTCCCGGCTCGCTTCTGGTCGATTACACGCCGGGCAAATACAATTCTGTTTCGATTGACGGCGCAGTGTCTGTTGATTACCGTAATTTCACGTCAGCTTTTGAGACGCAGACAACATACCCAATCATTGACCGATTGCTTAAAGACCTGATGGATTTGCGTTCGACTAGCTCGACTTATAGCAGCCCATTGTTGCGGGTATGAAAAAACCGGCTCTATTTCTAGAGCCGGTCAAGTCGGACTGCGTCGGCAGTCTTGGGAAGTTACTTTGTGCGGAAAATGCGCGTCTGTGCCTTGTCCGGGTCAGTCTTCGGATCGACGGTGTAGGCGACGAATTCCTTGACCTTTTCGATCACCGGAACCTGGTTGTAACCGACGATTGTTCCGGCACCATCCTTGATTGCTTCGCCGTTCTGCGTCACCGGCTTGCCGTCTGCATCGACCTTGTTGCGCACATTTTCGGCGGCGTTGTTGACCTTCGAAAGCGTGCTGGAAATCTGGTTCTTCGTCTTGTTGACCAGACCGATCGAAGCGCCGACCGTAAGTTCCTGCATCTTGACGGCAAGTTCCGACTTTGCGCCGCGCTTGGTAGAAGCCGGCATTGCAATATCGGTACGAATGGCAGTGAATACCGGCGTCACGCGGTCTTCTGCCTTGGGTGCGCCGGCCTTCTTGGCGTCGGCGGCTGGTGCCTGGTTTGCGGCGGGATTGGCGAAAGCTGCGGCGGTAGCGGCAATGAAAAGAGCATTCTTGCGGGTCATTGTGGTTTCCTTGTTGTTGGTTTCGTTGTATTCAATGGTTTCTAATTAGATCAGCTAAAAAGGTGTGTCAATGGCTTTCTATGGCGAAATGCAAAATCTTGCGTCGGAAATTCTCGCTGAATTCAAACAGGGAGTAATTCGTTACATTAAAATCACGCCGGGCAATGGGCCGGCCGACAATCCCGGCCCGTCAACGCAAACGCCTTATGCGCTCGATGCAGTTGCAAAGGGTGTTTCTTTCAAATACGTTAAGGACGGTCTTGCGTTATCAACAGATTTAACGGTTGTTGCTGCGGTTCGTTCCGATATCACGCCGAACATGCGTGATTTCATTGAAGTTAACGGCGTGAATTATAAGATTGTTCAAGATATATCGTCTCCCGCATCTGACGTTCGCGTTGTTTGGAAATTCATTGTTAGAAAAGGCTGATTGAAATGACCCATCTTGACAGGCGCGCGTTTCGAAAAGGGGTGAATGATTTGTTCACCTTGAAATACATTCGCGACTTGTTCCGTTATTTTTGCAAAGGCTGATTAACCAATGGCGCGCCGTCCAAAACAAACGCTTGACTATTTGATTGATCTTTTCACGCCTGAAATTCGCGATGCATTTCTAGCCGCGATCCAAAATATTGTGGACGAAGCAATCATTAGCGATATGATCACGGCAATCGAGAACGGCAACCCTGTTGCTGCGTTTCAGGCGCTTGGATTTTCGCCGGCTGCACTTCGACCAATCACCGACATTATTGAACGTGCGTTTGAACGCGGCGGCGTCCTGACAGGCGAGCAATTCCCGAAATATCTCAACACGCCGTCAGGTCGAACAGTATTCCGTTTCGACGTGCGCAATTCGCGGGCGGAAGCTTGGTTGCGTGACAACTCTAGTCAGCTTGTGACGCGGCTGACTGACGAAGCGCGGACCAATGTTCAATTGACCCTGCAACGCGGCATGGTGGACGGTAGGAACCCGCGCAATGTTGCATTGGACATTGTCGGCCGTATCGATCCGTCAACCCGGCAACGAACGGGCGGAATTGTCGGGTTGACGAACAACCAAGAAAATTGGGTTGCCAGTGCACGCCGTCGTATCACTGACCTGGACGCCAAATATTTCAACATGGAATTGCGAGACAAGCGCTTTGATAGCGTTGTACGTCGAGCAATTAACGACGGCCGACCGTTGCCAGTATCGACCGTTGATAAATTGGTGACAGCATACAAAAACAATGCGCTGCGGTATCGTGGGGAAAACATCGCCCGAACGGAAGCAATCCAATCGCTGAACCGTTCCGAGTATGAGGCGCATATGCAGGCGATTGACATTGGGGCATTGCGTCAACAAGACGTAGTGCGTCATTGGGACAGCGCAGGCGATAGCCGTGTGCGTTGGACGCATAAAGCGATGGACGCAAAATATCAGGCGCAAGGCGTTGGAATGGATGAACCGTTTATTTCTCCATCGGGCGCACGCATGTTATTCCCCGGCGACACTTCATTAGGTGCGCCGGCCGATGAAGTTGTCATGTGTCGTTGTCGCGTCCGTCTTCGCGTTGATTTTTTGGCCGGCTGGAACGATTAACGCGCCAACCTTTATATTTGTTTCTTTTTCCATGTATCAACTCTGAAAGACGCGGACCTTTCAGGTTGTAAATTTTACGTAATTCGTATTGCGTGCAAATTATTTTTCCGATATTGTCGTTTTCAAAACAATAACATAGTTTACTAACGTTTGCGTCAAATAATTTTTGATTGTGTTCGTCAGTTCTGCGTCTGTTTGTGTTAGCTATTTTTATTTTCTCGATGTTACTTCTTGAAATTGGTTTACCTAATCTAGCAAGACGCATTTTTTCTTTAGATTTCTCTGAATGCTTGCGACCTATTCCAGCTATCGCAATTTTTAATTTGCTTTCTTCCGTGTGGTTAAAGCCGCCCACCCCATCACCGCCCGGACTTATATTTGCGAGCTTTTCCAATCCGTGATGACGTATCCAGAATTTTTCAATATCAGCCGCTTGATCAATAGTTAAATTTCTGGCGATCACAACGACTTCAGGTTTACCATGTTTTTCAACAATTTTTTGCCAGTGTTTGTTTCTTTTATTGAAAATGAAGGCTCTTTTTGCCGAACCCATTCCGATATAAAACACCCGATTTGTGTCAGGTGTTAAATGCATGTAAACGCATCTATCGGCAACAATCACTTATTCAATCTCCATTTTCATAGGCAAACCGGGCGGCATAATTAGCGGCAACATTTGTTTCGCTATTTCTTCGAAGCTATCGCCCTTTATATTATTTTTCAAGTGCGGCACATAAAATTCATTTTGTTTCATGTCGCCGCGATTAAACGCGGATCGCGGGGAACCTTGCGTTGACCAGATTGACCGCATTTCGTCAGCCTGGCAAACGCAGGCAAAATTGAAACGTCTCAAGAATGACGGATGACCTAACGCAAATACCGCGTCATCAAGATTGAGCTTTTCACCGGCATGTTTCACGGTCACGGCGGTTTGTGCGCCTGGCTTGCTCCAATGTGTTTGCATGGTCGCCGCGACAATTGTGCAGCTATACCCTTGCTGTTCCAGAATGTCAGCGAACGCAGCAATGATAGCAGCCCGAACAATCAGCATTTCCGGCTTGATAAGCGAACTTGCCGTGTTCTCTGCGAACAGCGTCACGTTGCGACGACCGGGCAATTTCGGACGCTCGATCATGTGTTTGGGGTTGCCGGCTAGCAGCCGTCCAACGCTGACATTTCCACCAGCGACAGCATAGGCTCGACGGCGTTGCACGGCATGTTCAAGGCTAAGAAAGTCAAGAATAGTCGCAGCTTTTTCCGCGCCTTCCTTCCAACCGTCTTTGGCAATCTGCAACGCTTCTTCCATGTCTTCCGAACCGTGCCACTTGCCTTTTTCATAGCCGGCGCTTCGATCACCTTCACGCTTTGACGGCGGAATTGCTTTAATGAATTTGGTCATTTCGTGCAGGCTGGAAAAGCCAAAAAACGATATCGGGTTTTTGTCTCGGAAATAATTAAAATACGTTTGATCATCGCCATAAATGACAGTGTTATTTTTACCGTCAACCGGTGTTTCTTCTGCGTCGTCTTCACCGGCTAGAATGCGTTCGATCAGTTCCCGCGCGCCTTCGTCGGTGTTCTTCCGCTCGACGGCCGGCGTCGTGTCACCAACGACCAGACAGCCCGGCAAATTCTTCAATTCGGCAAGATCTTTTGGACCTATCCAGTCAAACACCCAATTCTTAGCCTGACCATCCCAACGCCCGCCTAGCTGTTTCAGGCGGTCGCGATGATCGAATGTTTGACCGGTGACGCGGACAGAGTTCATTTCAATAACTGCCGTACATCATGAGCGCGCCAAGCGCCGTTGAAGTCAACCAAAACAAACCCTCTTTTAATGTGCCTGAATACGTCACCAAATTAATTGCCGATGCAAACGCGACGATTGCACCTAACCACCACAATTCTGTCATTTCAGTTTCTCTCTTTTCTTTTCAGTTCGACGGTTTAACCATTCAATAATTTCTTCCGCGTACATGGTAATCATTATTATTGCAAAAGCAAATGCGAAAAACACAACACCTGTTATATAAAATCCACCTGCGAAAGCACCTGCTGCGACAATAAAAATCGTTATTGCCAACACAAACCCATGTGTCATTTCAGTTTCTCCCGATCGGCCTTGTTCATTCCTTTAAGCAAGTAAATTTCATTCACGCTATCAAACGTAAATCCGGCCGCTAGTGCTTCCGCACCCTTGCTAATAGCACGGCTTGACGCAACGTGTCTAATCTTCTTTTCGGTGATCTTCTTGCGCACATTCCAAACGTGTTCAAGCCAGCGAATGTTTCCGTTGCTGAATGCGCGTTCAAGGTTCAGATCATAATCAACGTCTACCGTTGCGAAACGATCCAAGCTAGCGGCGTCAAGCTCATTCCGTCCGATATAAACCCGATCCGCGCCGTTCCCGAAAGTATTTGCTGTAGCGACCATTCTAAAAGAAGCATTTCGCAAAACCGGCGTTTCCCTGTCGGGGAAGGACGCGTAACCGTTTGCAAGAGCGCTGTTTGCTGCAAGTAGTGCGCTAGCGTCCCATGCGTCAATTTCGTCGGCAACCCATACCCCGCCGAATTCAAAAGCTTGGCGGAACGGCGTTGAATGGTATTTTCCGTGACCATCGACAAACCCCATAAGTTCGTGCGTATCGTTAATTGTTGACGTGATATAGAACGGCAAGTTCAACGCTCTTGCGGCTTGTTCACCGATTGTTGTTTTGCCGCAACCGGCCGGGCCAACCATCATCACCGGATGATTAAGCGCGACAATATGAATAATCGTTTCAGTCGCATAATGCTGCAAACCGTCGAGTTGCGTCACTCCCTGCGGCGTTACAATCTCGACACGACGCGGCGCAAGCCGTTCCAGTTCTTCGCGCACTAGCTGCCGTGTACTATCGCCGCTCAATATTTCTTGCTGCATTTCAGCACGCGCAACCCGGCGCGTCAGCGATACTTCAAAGCCGGGTGCGTTGACGGCTTCTAGCACCTTGACAATCATATCATGGATATCAGGCGCGGGCATTGGCGGCGCGGTCGGTTCGTGATAGAGATTGCACAATTCGACAGCGGTCATTTTGGCCGTATCGAAAGGGTGATGACCTTTTAACGCAGCCCATTCGCGCAACAAAGGAATTTCGCCCGCGTTCATTACAAACGTGTCACGCGGACCAAGCATTAATTCCAATTCTTCAAGCGTGTGTTTCATAATTAATTTATCCGGTTGGCTAAACAGGTGTTAGCATGGCGAGACGTTCAAGACAAGGGCCGCGCACAAGCGATTTCAAATTAGGAAGTCGTAATTATTCGTTCGCCGCAGATGTAGATAGAATTGTTATAAATACTGAAAAGCGGCTGTTAATGGTGATGAAACAATCACTGATTAACACAACTAATGAAATGCAATTGGCTGTTGCCAAAGGCGGCAAGATGCGCGTCGATACCGGTTTTTTGCGCGCGTCCGGTCAAGCATCGTTGAATGGTATGCCAACCGGGCCGGAAGTGAAACCGAAAGACGCACCGCCGGGAAGTTACGATTACAAAGCCGCACAAACAGAAGCGGTTGTTGGCTCGATGCAATTCGGTTCAACATTTTATTGGGGGTGGACGGCTAATTACGCCAGATACCGCGAAGCGTATGACGGTTTCATGTATGGAGCAATTCAGAACTGGCAACAGACCGTCAACGCAGTAGTTGCAGAAGCTAGAAGGCGCTTTCCATGATCATGATTGAAAATGAAATATTGCAGGCGCTTCAAACGGCAACGATAGCCGCCGTGGCTGCGTCGAGCAATCCAGCTTTGCCGGTAAAGTTTGTTGGACGTACCGGGCCGGAAAATGTCGATAACTGGCTTGAAATCGTCCATATTCCAAACAACGTACCTGGCGAATTCTGGTCAGCCGGTAAAACTTATCGCGGTCTTTACCGGTTAATTCTGCACTGGACTGTTGACGACAGCGGCGCGGGCGCACCTTTAACCCTTCTGGCGTCCATTACTTCATATTTTACCATTGGTTCCGTCTTCCAAAACGGCGCGGTTCGGGTTAAAATCTATCAGGAACCGGACCTTACAGGCGTGATTGAAGCGGCACCAAAGCAACTTTACCCGGTAACTATTCGTTATGAATGTTTCCAGAAATGAAAAGGAACAACCAAATGTTGAAATTGCTTATGGCGGTCGCTTACGCGAATTCAAACGCCGCATCAAAACTATTCGTGTGTGCCGATC